CGCCTCGCCGCCGCCCAGCTCCGCAAAGCCGCCTGACAACCCGAAAGGACTCCCCATGAAGCGCACCGACCGACCCACCCGAAAGTCCATGGCCGTCAAGACCCAGCTCAGCTACCAGATCCAGACCCGCCTCGCCGGAGGAGGATCCGTCTGGAAGACCGTGGCCACCGTCCTGTGGACCCGCGAGCGCGACGGGATCCGCACTGCCTTCCTCGGGGAGCTCATCGGCCACCAGGATCGGCGGGCCACCTCCGCCGCCGAGTGGATGGACCAGTACACGCAGCCCATGGAGCGCCACCGCTCAGCCTCCTACAACGGCACCCGGATGTGGCACCGGGGCGCGGGGCTCGACTCGCACGAGCTCATCCTCGAGCAGGCCCACAGCGGCGAGCTCCCCGACGGCTTCGAGGGGTGGTGGACGCCCGCGCTCACCGCGCCTCGAGGTGGCTACATCCACGAGCCCCGTGTCGACGACCCGACGGTGGCGCTGTGCGCCACGAACCCGCTCATGCGGATCTCCGACGGCCCGACCAACCCGGACGGCACCGACCGCATGTGCCCGGTGTGCGTGGCCAAGAAGGCCGAGCTGGCCGGACACAACGCCTGAGGAGGAACGCCATGGGCATCCGCCCGACCGCCTGCTTCACCGCTGAGTGCGACACCCCCGGGTGCAAGCCGTGGGACGACGCCGACTACACCCCGCACTTCGACACCCCCGAGGACGCCATCACCAGGCTCGTCGACGAGTGGGAGTGGAGCCACAGGGGCGGCGTCCTCCGCTGCTCCGACTGCACCGCCGCCTACGAGTGCGAGCAGACCGGCCACGACTGGTGGCCAGGGGGGACCGACGAGGCCACCGGGGTCCGCGAGGAGTACTGCGGCAGGTGCCACGCGGCAAGCCGACTGCTCGCCACCACCTGACACGCGTGAGGCCCCGGATGGGAAAAGCACCCGGGGCCCGCAATCAGCCTACCGACCACGAAGACGCCCAGGAGGCGCACATGACCGAGTACGAGATCCAGCCCGACGACTGCGTGGACGGCGACGGCGAGGTGTGGGGAGAGCACGACTTCCCGCCTGCGGACCACGGCGGCGACTGCCACCGCTGCGGAGCCGAAGCCGAAGACGACGCCTGACCCCGTGACGCACGACGGGACCGGGGCGTAAGAGCCGCCCCGGTCCCACCCCCCAGCAAACCACAAGGAGACGCCGTGAGCACCCTGCCGCACACCTGGACCGACGACGCCGACAACACCCTCACCATCACCGCCCGCCCCGGGCCGCGCCTCGTCACCCGCACCACCATCCCCACCGAGGACGACCAGGACGTCATCGAGCACGTCGCCAGCGTCACCGCTCCGAAGGGGGCGGACGCCGTCGAGATGGCCAGCGCGGTCCTCGCCGCCGCCGGAGACACCGGGCACGAGGTGGCCCGCACTGACGAGATCGACGCCTACCGCGCCCGCAGCGCCCGCGGATTCGAGCTGACCTGCGAGGTCCGGCGGCTTCGCCAAGAACGCGACGCGGCGTTCGAGAAGGGCGCCCGGAGTATGCGCGACCTCGCCGCGCAGGAAGTCCTCATCGACACACACCGCGTCCCCATGGCCATCTCCGAGGCCATCGCCGCCCTCCCGCTGCTCCCCGACGACCCCGCACGCACGCCCCTCACCGCCGACACCGACGCCCTGTGCGCCGACCAGTGCCCGCGTGGCCACGCCCACTCGTGCGCCCGCTCTCCGAAGCACTACGGGCCCCACAGGGACGTGAAGCAGAAGGGGACCGAGAACTGCTCGTGGGCCGGCGACCACCCCCTCTAACCCCCTCAGCCCAACCGGACCCAGCCGGACACCGCGTGCAAGGCGCGGACGGGCACCAGAACCGCCCCCCAGACAGGAGGACACGTGAACACCGCTCGCTTCACCATCGAGCACCACCCCGACACCGACCAGTGCGGCAACGACATGATCACCCACGGCATCTGGATCGACCCCATCAACGTCATCGCCCCCGAATGGGTCCTCGAAGCCGCCTCACAGCGCCTCTGCGCAGACCCCCGCCACGCCGACAAGCACCTCACCCCCCGCGTCGACCACGTCATCGACGCCATGAAGCGGAACAGCCTCAGGTCCGTCGTGATCATCACCCTGGACCGCCGCCACCTCATGAACGCCCTCGACTTCGGGCCGATCGACAGGTACATCGACGAAGCCGCCATGGCCCCGCACAGGGGCGGCGCGAAGCACGCCCTGCTGTACCTGCCCACCGAGGAGTACGCCCTCGTCAGCGTCGAGCGGGCCCGGGACGCGTCGTGAGCCCCCTCGGGGCCGCCACGGTCGCCCACGACACCGCGCTGGACACGCTCGCACGCGTGATGGCCGACGAGATCACCGCAGGCGGAGGAGGCGCACGCGACGTCGTCGAAGCGCTGGAGCTGCTCCGCAGCCAACTCCACCACCAGGTCGACGACCTCATCGACGGCATGGAGCTCAACTACCCGCCCGCCGGGAACGCGTGGAGGTCGCGGAGGTACTGCGAACTCAGAGTGCCGACCAGCTGAAAACGACGAAGGGCCGACCACACGGGTCGGCCCACAAGGGAGGAAGGAGGAGTGAGGGTGTCAAGCGTCCTTCTGTCCCGCGTTCTTGTGCTCACGCACCAGCCGGGCCACGTAGTCCGCGGTGTACGCGTGCTCGATCGCGCGAGTGATGGCCGCCGGCCGCATCCCCTCGTTCGCGGCCTCCAGGATCGTCGCCTTCAGGTTGTCGGGGGCTTCTCGGTAGATCCGAGCGGCCTCGTGCAGCTTCGCGCTCATCTGCTCACTCATGCCTTTCAGGATGTCACATCACGTACTGGGTTCTCCATCAACACGAACTCAGTACGTGTTCTGATATCGTGTACTCAGTTCGTACTATACACGTGTGCTCACGACGGGATGGCTATGCCTCACGCATTGCAAGCCGACAGCGAAGGGCTTCTGCCGTGGGACTCCCGGCTCACCGCCGAGGAAGGGGTCTTTCCCTACATCGGGGGCCGCCAGCGGCTCAAGCTCGCCTACGTCCTCGGCGCCGAAAAGGGCGGACGCAGCGACTTCCCGCCGCCGTCCCTTCAGAACGGGGCCGTCCGCGACATGTACGGACGCCGCGACCAGTGGACCTGTGGCCTGTGCGGCAATCCGATCCCCGAGCAACGGGTCAGCAACGACTCCCTGAACCTCTCTATCGACCACATCACCCCTCAAAGCCACGGCGGTTCCGACTACCCCTCGAACCTGCGGGCCACACACCAGGGCTGCAACAAGGCCCGTCGCAACAAGCCAGCCACGGCGAAGTTCGTCCTGCCGCACAGCCTCGCCCACCTGCTCTCCTGACCCTGAGCAGCCCACCCCCACCATCCGATCCGATATCGAACACCCACGGGGGCATTGAATGCCACGCATCCGCACCATCAAGCCGGAGTACTGGAGCTCTCCCGGCATCGAGACCATCAGCCCCTGGTCCCGGCTGCTCTTCATCGCCATGTGGAACTGGGCCGACGACGCCGGAAGGGGCACCTGCCAGCTCCGCGAACTTCAAGGGTTCGCGTTCCCCTATGACGACGAGGAAGACGCGCCAGAGGCTGCCACCATGGCCGGGTTCAAGCGCACCCTCGCGGAGGTTCGCGACCAGTACGGGGTCATCTTCTACAAGGTCAGCGGACGCCCCTACTACGCCATCCCCTCGTGGAAGCGGCACCAGCGCAACGAGCGGACCGCCCAGTCCAAGTACCCCGGCCCGGAGGAGGGCGAGGGATGGGACTTTCTGGCCCGTGACCAGCGAAGGGGCGGAACTTCCGACATTGTCCGACCCGCTGTGGCGGAAGGCGGAAACGGCCCGTCGGAAGATGGCGCGGACCCTGGCGTGACTCCCGAGGATGAGAACACCCCCGATCTGGGTGCCTCGGGAGTGATCCCCCTCTTCGGAACCCCGAATACGCCCCCTGACCAGCGGAGTAGCGGAACTTCCGACACTCTCCGACACGGTGCGGCGGAAGCTCCGCAGACCTCCGGCCCTGGAACAGGGGAACAGGGGAACAGGGGAACAGGGGAAACAACTCTTGCGCGCTCCGCTCGCGACGAAGAGTTCCAGGCCTTCTACGACACCTACCCGCGGAAGAAGGACCCCCGCAAAGCCCGGAGCGCCTACGACGCCGCCATCAAGCGCGGCGCCACCCCCGAGCAGCTTCTTGTTGCCGCTGAGCGCTACGCGGCTGAGCGTCAGGGCCAAGACCCGAAGTTCACCAAGCACCCCACGTCGTGGCTGAACGCCGACGCCTACCTCGACGTGCCCGACATGCCCCAGGCCGTCGGATCCGATCAGTCCCTGTCCGGCGCCCGTGGCCACGTGGTCACCGCCGACCAGATTCGCAACAACGAAGTGGAGTTCCGCCTGTGACCACGTTCGACCCCTACGACGACGAGGGCAACCTGCGTCGCGCACAGCAGGAAGTGATGGCCGAGCTCGCCCAGGCCGCCGTGGAGCGGGTGCACCGCCGCCGCCCCCCGGTGTTCGCCGCCCCCGGCACCCTGCACCCCGACGTTGTCGCCTGGTGCGAGCAGGTCCGCACCGGCCGCGCCCCGCACCTGGTGCTGTTCGGCGGCACCGGGTCCGGGAAGACCTGGTCGCTGTGGAAGGCCGCCGAGACCCTCGCCGCGGCCGGATGGCGCAAGCGCTTCGACATCGTCGACGTCTACGAGATCAAGGACGCCACCGACCTTCCCGTCGACGACGCCCTGGTGCGCCGGTGGAAGCACGCCGACGTGTTGGCCATCGACGACCTCGGCGCCCAGGGCCTCAACGGCTGGTCCCTGGATCGGCTGCACCCGATCGTCGACCACCGGTGGAAGTACGGCCTGCCGATCGTGATCACTACCAACGTCGCCGACGTGCGCGGCATGGTCGGCGAGCGCATCGCCTCCCGGCTCGCCGGCGCCACCCTCGTTCCCTTCGCTGACTCCGACCACAGGAGGACCGCATGACCGACCACTTCGACGACATCGTGGGCGACCGGATGCCCCCGAGCGACATCGACGCGGAGCGCGCTGCCCTGGGCGGGATGCTGCTGTGGAAGGGCGCCATCAACCAGGTGATGGAGATCGTCACCGCGGTCGACTTCTACCGTCCGGCGCACCAGATGATCTTCGACGCGATCTGTGACCTGCACACCCAGGGTGAGCCAGCCGACGTGATCGCGGTGAACGCCGAACTGGCCAAGCGAGGCGAGGCCATCCGAGTGGGCGGGGCCCTGTACCTGCACGGCCTGGCCGACACCGACACGATTCCTGCCGCGGCGAACGCGGGTTGGTACGCGAAGCGCGTCAAGGACGTGGCGATCCTCCGCAAGCTCGTGGAGGTCGGTACGGCCATCTCCGAGATCGGCTACACGGGCTCTGGGGAGGCCGCAGACCTTGTGGAGCACGCCCGGTCGCTGATGTCCGAAGTGGACTCCGCGCCTGTCGACGCCGATGCGCTGGTGAAGACCAGCGTGGTGTTCCAGGAGCTCGTCGACGACCTGGATGCTCCCGTGGACACGTCGGGGCTCGTGCCGATGCCCTACGCGGACCTCGCGCACGTCCTGCCGGGGCTGAAGCCCGGCCAGATGATGATCGTCGGAGCCCGCCCCGGCGCGGGCAAGTCGGTGGTCGCGGCGGACATCGCCCGGCACGCCGCCATGAAGCACGACATCGGCACGGTCATGTTCTCCCTGGAGATGACCCGCCGCGAGATGGGCATGCGCATCGCCGCCGCGGAGGGGTCGATCGACCTGGGTCGGATGTCGAAGCGGGAGATGACCGCGGAGGACTGGCAGCGTCTCGCCGGCGTCAAGGAGAGGTTCGACGGCGCCCCGTTCTGGATGTCGGACGACTTCAACATCGGGTTGGCGCACATCCGCTCGCACCTGTCGCGTCTGACCCGGAAGCACAAGGTGGGCCTGGTGCTCGTCGACTACCTCCAGCTCATGTCTCCGGGTGGGAAGGCGGAGAACCGGCAGATCGAGGTGTCCTCGATGTCGCGCGGGTTGAAGAAGCTGGCTGGTGAGTACGGGGTCGCGGTGGTGGTGCTCAGCCAGTTGAACCGCGAGTCGACGAAGCGCGCGGACAAGCGGCCCCAGCTCTCCGACCTTCGCGAGAGCGGCAGTTTGGAGCAGGACAGCGACGTGGTGATGCTGCTGCACCGTGAGGACCTGTTGGAGGAGGACTCGCCCCGCAGCGGGGAGATCGACCTGCTGGTGGAGAAGAACCGCGGTGGAAAGCCGAAGGTGACGATCACGTGCGCGTTCCAGGGTCACTACTCGCGGATCGTCGACATGGCCGGCACGAACTGGGGCGGTGCGTGATGCGACTCCTGGACCTTTACTGCTGCGCCGGCGGCGCGGGCATGGGCTACCACCGGGCCGGGTGGGACGTGACCGGTGTGGACGTCGTGCGGCACAAGCGCAACCCGCACCCGGTCATTGAGCAGGACGTGCTTGGCCTCGACCCCGACTGGATCGCCCGGGAGTTCGACGCCGTGCACGCCTCCCCGCCCTGCCAGGGGTATTCGCTGATGCGTCACGCCCCCGGCGCGAAGGGCGCCCCGCGGCTGATCGAGCCGACGCGGGAGCTGCTGGAGGCGACCGGACTGCCCTACGTGATCGAGAACGTCGAGGGCGCCGCCGGGCACATGCGCAGCCCGATCACTCTGTGCGGCACGATGTTCGGCCTCGGCGCCCAGGGGTGCGAGCTGCAGAGGCACCGCCTGTTCGAGACCGGTGGTGGGCTCACCCTCGACCAGCCGCCGTGTCGGCACTCCGGCGGTCCTGTCATTGGTGTCTACGGCGGGCACGCCCGCAACCGCGGCTCCTCGTCCGGAGGGCGTGGCACCCGGGACGTGTGGGAGGGCGGACACCGGGCCGCGGCGTCGCAGGCCCTCGACATCGACTGGATGACCCTCGGCGAGATGTCCGAGGCGATCCCGCCCGCGTACACGGAGTGGATCGGCGCCCGGCTGATGGCTGTCGCATCGGCGCCGACGCAGTTGATGCTCCCGGCCGCATAGGTGCGCCCCGCCAGCTGGTATCTGGCGGGGCACGCCCCCGATCCTCTCATGCGCCCGCACAACGCACGCTGACGGCCTTCCGGGTTTGTCAGCACCCCGAGTCACACTCAAGATTCCTGAGCGTCTGACGCTCATCTGAAGCCCCGGGAGGGGACATGTCCGACACGCCTACCCGCCCGCCACTCCATGAGGACTACTGGGACGTCTGCAAGGTGTCCGTGCTCGTCCTGACGCAGCAGTTCGCCGCCCAGACCTTCGTCATGCGGCACACGGGCCTGTCCTACGACCGGACCCGCCGTGTCCTCGACCTCATGGAGGGGTGGGGGATTGTCGGTCCCGCAGACGGCACCATCGCCCGCGACGTCCTGCGCAGCCGCGACGAGCTTGGCGCGGTCTTGGACGAGCTGCACGAGGACTGGGAGCGCAGCACCGCGTGGATCCGCGCAGCCGCAGCAGAGGGTGCCCGACCCGTTGGGGAGGACCCCCGATGACCCCCACCGACGCTCAGGTCGCCGCTGTGATGGCCGCGATCGTCGCCCCAGACCACAAGCAGCCGAAGAGCATCCTCGTGGAGTTCCAGCGGGCCGAGCTGGAGCGCACCATCCGCCGTGTGTGGCCGCACATCGCAGCGCAGGTCAAGGAGGAGTCCTGATGTCCGACACCGACCTCCTACGAGAAGCCGCCACGCGCATTCGCTACCTCGCTGGCCCGCCCGTCGACTGGGACGCCGACTCGCACGACTGGGACGTCTTCGAGGTGCGTGAGCAGGACGAGCGGGGTTGGTTCTCCCGGCTCATCGGCCGCAGCCGCCGCCCTCTTCGTGCCCTGCACGTCGCTGCGTGGGACCCCAAGGTCGCGCACCTGGTCGCGGACATGCTCGCGTGCGCCGCCGATCTCGACCCGTCCGCCCGGGAGACCGTCGCTCTCGACAGGTGCGGGATGTGCGGCACCGCGCACCTCTCCGACATCGCGCTCGCCCTGACCCGGGAGTCGTGATGTCCACCGTTGTTCGCCACGGCGAGCACACCCACCGCCTCGCGCCCGCCCGCGAAGACCCCGACCGGGGTTGGGCGACACGGCGCACCCGCACCGTCTGCCACGTCCCTCTCGACGAGGCCACCATGCCTCCGCTGCCCGCAGGCACGACCGTGACCTGCCCCCGATGCACCAAGGAGAACTGACATGGCCAATGACACGACCATCACGCTCGTCGGCAACCTCGTGGATGACCCTGAGCTGCGCTTCACGCCCAGTGGAGCCGCGGTCGCGAACTTCCGTGTGGCGTCGACGCCGCGCACGTTCGACAAGCAGTCGGGAGAGTGGAAGGACGGCGAGTCCATGTTCCTCACCTGCACCGTCTGGCGGCAATACGCGGAGAACGTGGCCGAGAGCCTTCAGCGCGGCATGCGCGTCATCGTCCAGGGGCGGTTGAAGCAGCGTTCGTATGAGACCCAGCAGGGTGAGAAGCGGACCGTGTTCGAGATCGACGTCGAGGAGGTCGGTCCGGCTCTGCGGTCGGCTACGGCGAAGGTGACGAAGGCGCAGCGGCAGGGCGGCGGAGGCTTCGGCGGAGGCTTCGGCGGAGGCAACGGCGGTGGCCAGCAGCAGTCCTACGGCCAACAGGGCGGGTTCTCCGGCGGGCAGCAGCAGGACGACCCGTGGGGGCAGGGCGGCCGGCCCGGGTTCAGTAGCGACGCGGAGGCCCCGTTTTGAGCCCCCTCGAAGCAGTCCTCATGTGGTCCGGCGCCGCTGTTCTCATCGCCGTCGCCCTAGCTGCCCTCGGGGCGGGGACCGCCTTCTTCGGAGCCATGCTCCACGAATCCGTGAACCGGTGGCGCATCAAGGGGCTCACGACTGCGGAAGTCCAGTACGTCCGCAAGGTTGCCGCCCGCCTTCGGGTGCGCAGCAAGGCCCGCGACAAGCATCACGGCCGTAAGAGCTGGCACGACACGTGGGAATTCCACGACGGATAGCCATCCCCGGGGGCGGGCCACGGTCCGCCCCCGAACCCAAGGAGGACACGTGGCACCTGCGTGCAGATGCGGCCACAAGGCCAGCGAGCACCACAAGCAGATGTCCATGCGGACCTGGTGTACAGCGGACGAATCCGCAGACGACGCGGTGCTGTGCGCCTGCCAGATGTACCGGCCTAAGGAGGGCCCCGATGACTGACACCCTGCCCCGTCTCGCGGACGCCTTGCGCGCTGAGCTGTGCCGCCTCTACGGGGTGAAGCCCGAGGGGCACTCGCTGACCGGGGACTACGCGGCGCTCGGAGACGACGCTGAGCGGCTGGCGGAGGTCGCGCGGCCGTACCTCGACGCCGCGTGGGAAGCGGGGAGGAAGCACGGGCTGAAGCACCGGGAAAGCGCGGCGGGATGACAGAAGGGCCCGGGGTGAGTGAAGCACCCCGGGCCCGGGTCAGCATCGCACACCGTCATGAGAGCAGGCAGGACAGGGGTACCATCCCCCAAGCCGAAAGGGAGGCGACCGTGCACGTCGTTGAGATCGACTATGCGAGGAACCCGGGCGGGTGGCGTCCGCTACTCACCGAGCCCATCCGCGAGAAAGCCCACGCAGCGGCCGACCGGGCGCAGGCGACACTTACCGACCACATCCTCCGCGTTCGCCCCGAGACAGAGCAGGAGCGGACGGAGCGGGAGACCGCCCTGCCGTTGGCGGACCCTGCGAAGTGCGCACACAAGGCCGTGAGGCCCGTGCGGCTCATCGGGTTCACCGCTCCGGCGTTCCACTGGTGTGAGACGTGCGGGTCCAGGGTGGGGGAGGGGCCGTGAGCGCGACAGCGGTCTACTGGCAGCACGGCGAGAAGGTCGAGAGGCACTTCGAGGACCCCGACGCGGCCCACGACCACATGACCGACCTGTGGGCCGAGGGCAAGTGTTCGCCCGTCGCTGTCGTCGACGAGGACGGCACTCGCCAGGAGTGGGGGACCCGTGACCGCTGAGATCGGCGCGCAGACCACCCCCGCCCAGCAGCTCGACGCCGCAGAGGCGCAGGCCGACGCCGAGTTGCAGGCGATCATCACCGCTGCGGTCGCGGCGGGCCTGTCGGGCGCTGCGGTCCTCGCTGTCCTCGCGGCGCTCACGGGCGCGGTGTCAGCGGCGGCGCAGGCGGGGTTCACGGTGGGAGCTCAGATCGTCATACAGGGTGCGGCGGGCAGGCGTGCACGGATGCGTCAGCTCGTGGTGGAGCCTCTGCCCACGTCGGTTGAGGCGGACGTCAGGGCCGTCGTGGAGGACGTGGCACGCAGGATCGACGCCGCCATCGCGGGGGAGCCTCCCGAGACGACGACAGTGCCCGTCACGGTGTCGCCCGCGACCGTGGAGCTGGCCCGGTTCCGGCGGCGGATACGCATCCTCGCGGTCACCAAGATCCACCAGGCGGCGAGCGCGGCGACGTTCAGCTACTCGCGTTGGCTGGGCCTCGACCTCGAATGGGTGACACGTCGGGACGGGCGTGCGTGCGTGGTGTGCGGCGCACTCAACGGGCGCAGGGTCCCGAGCGGCGAGAAGTTCGCCAACCCCAGAGGAGCCGGGATTCCGAGGCGGCTGTGGGACGGCTTCCAGGGCCTCCCGCCCACTCACCCTTCGTGTCGGTGCCGGGTCATACCCCGGACATGACTGTGGGGCCCGCATCCCCCGATGGCGAGCCCCACGATCCCCCGTAGAAGTTCCTGAGCGGTTCTCCCACTGGTCACATAGTACGACCACGGGGGAGAATTCATGACGTACCACCTGATGTGCCGCCTGTGCTCCGCTGAGATGGACAGCGGTGTGGTGTGCTCACCGTGCGTGGGCGGGATGATGGCGGACCTGAGGGCGCTGTGGGCGACGGGGGATGTTCACGGCTTCGATGTGGATCTGGACATCACCATCGCGAAGATGGACGTGTTCGCCCGCAGCGGCGGCGGGGGCAAGCCCACCGAAGCGCCCCTGCTCATCAACGACGGTGCCAGCGACATGCGCCGCTACCTGCACGGCATGCTCGCGACGTGGTGCCGGGTCATGATGGAGCTGCTCCCCGCCCTCCCCGGGCCCACCTGTCGCAGCTGCGACCACCGGTCCTGCCAGGCCATCCGGTACGTGCGCGGTCCGCAGGACACGATCGCGTCCATGGCGAAGTGGCTGCACGCCCGCGCCCGTGACGTTCGCACTGCGGAGTGGGGAGACGAGTGCGTCGAGCAGATCAGGTACGCCGTCCAAGAGGTTCGGCGGTGCGTCGACCGGCCTGCGGAACGCATCTACGCGGGGGAGTGCCCGGACTGCGGGGGGAGGGTGTACGGAATCGCGGGGGCGGCGAAGGCGTGGTGCCGGGCGGAAGACTGCGACGGCGAGATCGAGGACCCCGAAGCGCGGCGGGACGCGGCCGTCAAGCGGGCTGTGGCAGCGGCGCCGGAGCGGCTCGTGACCGCAGCCGAGGCGTCCATGGCCAGTCGGGCACTGGGGAAGCAGGTCACCGACCGGGCCGTGCGGAAGATGGCGGCCGAAGGGCGGATCGTGGCGGCGACCTCGGCGCGGCCGGCTCGGTACCGGCTCGGGGACATCATGGACGTCCTCCACCGCAAAGAGCGGGCGACGGCGTAGATGACTTGACCTGCGGCTATGTCGCGATGTCAGGTGCGAGTCGTAGTCTCAACGAAGGCCTCGACTCGAAGCCTCCCCCCCACAGGAAGGCCGTTGCGTGACTGTAGCGATCATCGGAGCCAGTGCTGGCCTCGGCGGCGCCTTGGTTGCCCTCATTGCCGCCTTCGGCGTGCAGCTCGTCGCAGGGCGCCAGAAACACAAGGAACACCTCGGAAGGCTCGGAGGACAGTTCCTTACCCACGGAGCCATGTATGCGGACGCTCTCTCCCACGCGTTTCGCAGTGGAGACCATGGGGACGCCATGCTTCCCGCCTATCAGGTTCCTCACTTCAAGGAAACAATGGAAGCGGCCACAGAGCTTTCCCTTCTTGGGAGTAGGAGAGTCGCATTTCAGGTGCAGGTCGTCCTCGGGTCTATGACCAGCCTGACTTTGCAGACGCGCCCCGGCGTTGACAGGGAGGTCTGGGCCTCCGCGATGGTGGACTTTGGGGCCGAGCGGCTGGAGCTTCAGCACCTACTTCGCAAGGATCTTGGGTCTGGGCGCATGTCAGATGACGATCTGGGTCATGATGAGCCGGATGTCCATGCTCCGACTTCGACGCACACCCCGTGGCGGTAGCGCTCGAACTGGTTCGCCTTTGGGCATGACGAATCGCCCCCTCCCGAAGGAGGGGGCGTCGTTGTGTGTCAGGTCAGAGGCCGCGCTTGGCCTCGACGTCAGGGCGGTTCGTGTGCGGGGCGAGGTATCCGGCGGCGAACGTCACCACGAGGGACACGGTGCCGATAACGACGGCGTCCACGGAGGACACGTCCACGTCGGGCAGGAACCCGGCGACGATCGGGGTGAGGATGGACGCGATCGCCGCGATGACGACCTTGGCTTCGAGCTTCATGGCTTCTCTCTTCTCGATGGGTGGGGGTTACGTCCAGGACCAGCCGTTGCTCACGTGACCACCGCCTCCCATGCGGCCTTCCAGGTGGCGGGACCGACGATGCCGTCGCGCTTGAGCTTCTTCTCGCTCTGGAAGGTGCGCGTGACCAGCTCAGACTGCGGGCCGAACCAGCCGTCGACGGTGATGGTCCAGCCGCGGGCGCGCATCTGCTTCTGCCACTGCTCAGCGGCCCTGGTCTTCTTGACGGGCGGCTGAAGCAGCACCGGCCCGGGGAACGCAGGCGCCTTGCTCGTGGGCGGCTTGGGTTTCGGTGCGGGCGCCGGCGTGGGCTGGGTGGATTTGGGGACGCTGGGCGTGTCCTTGCCCCACTTCGCGGCCTTGGTGAACGTGCCGTCCTTGACCATGGCGTAGGCCTTGGAGCCGGGGCACGAGGTGGAGATGAAGTCGCGGTGCCCGAGGACCTTCCCCGAGATGGACGACGCGGGCTCCATCAGCCACTCGCGGAGCTGCCGGACGGCGTTGATCTGCGCCGGGGTGACCTCGTCCTTGGGGCCCGTCATCAGCGTCACCGAGTAGTGCGAGGAGTTCCCGCCGGGCTGGGCCGCCTGGACCTTGAACAGGCCACGGCCTTCCATGACGTACCCGTGGGCGCAACATCCCCACGAGTACCCGATGTCTGCCCACCCTCGGGACGGCCCGGTGTGGAAGCCACGGGTGCGCTTCCAGTACGCGACGCACGCGTCGTGCTTCTTCGCGGCGAGGTTCTGGTCTGAGCTGTCGTAGTGGATGACGAGCCCGGACTTGGGGTTGGCGCTCCCGGCCGGGCTGTTCTTGGACCAGCCGAAGTCGCTGCGCCACTGAAGCTTGTCGGGCTGGGGCATGGTGCCTCCTGGGCATGAAAAAACCCCGGACGGGCCGGGGCGTATGTGGAGAAATCGGGTCAGCGCTGACGCAGCTCAGCCAGCTCATCGGCCAATGCCCTCAGGCGAGTCTGCTCCGTGTGGAGACGCGCTTCCATCTCCCTGACACGGGATTCGAGCGCGTCGATGCGGGCGTCGCGCGCCTCCAGTTCGTCCTCCAGGGACGTGACTCGTCCACGGAGGCGTTCGTTCTCCTGCTGTAGCCCGTTGAGGGAGCTGACGAGGGCGGCGTTCGCGGCGGCGGCGTCCGTCACCGTGGCCGTGCCCGCATCAGACCGGGTCTGCGACGCCTTCACGAGGAACGTCAGCGCCCACGCCAGAGCACCGAGCAGACTCACCCCCGTGCCCCCGACGAGTACGCCCTCAAGGCCCATCAGTCGGCCTCCGATTCGGGCAGGGTGCGCGCTGCCATGGCCTGGGTGAGCACGCGGATGCGCAGCAGGCAGGCAGCTGCGAAGAGCACATAGGTGGCCGCCGGGGTGAGTGCCGCGGCGGGTTGGACGACGATGATGGCCGCTCCGTAGATGAGAGTGGTCGCCGCGAGGAGCACGAGCCCGGCCTGTTCCACCCGGAGCTGCTGGAGGGTGAGGCCGGTGAGGATGAGCAGCGATCCGATGATGAGGATGACTCCCCACGCGAGGACCATGGGAGCGGGTAGGCCCTGGTGGATGGATGGTGGGGCGGTTCCGAGGATGGTGGCTGCGCCGCTGATGATGCCGACGGTTCCGAGCATGGCCTCGAAGGGTGCGAGCCCGAGGGTGTCTAGGGTGCGGCGCAGGCGGTGCACGGGCGCCTCCTATTCGTCCATGTCGGGCGGGTCGGGCGGGTAGTCCTTGCCCGTGCCGGGCGGGGTGGGAGGCGGCGACCCGGGGTCGACGGGCGGCGGCTCCGTCGGCGGATGCTCGATGATCGGCGGCGGTTCGATGACGGGGATGTCCTGCGTGGACGGTTCGGTGGGCTCGGTCGGCTGGTCGGCGGGTTCGGTCATCAGGGCTCCTAGGTGAGGGGTTCGACGACGATGCTGTGCTCGTAGGTGGTGTAGAAGGACACACCCGCCCCGGTGGATCCGGAGGAGATGTTCCACGACGGGGTGAGCGTGTAGGCCGAGTTGCCGGTGAGGTCCAGGTAGATGGTGCGCGAGCAGCACTGCATGAGGATGCCCCGGGCCGACCATGCGCGCCCCACCGCTGCTGGCACGGAGGATGCCCCGGACAGCGCGAAACCGAAGTGGACCGTAGACGTGCTGGTGGTGGTGTTCCCTGCTGCGGCGGTGATCGTGATCCGGACCCGCCCGGACCAGCCAGTTTTGAAGCTGATCGCGGGGTAGGCGGCGCTGGAGAAGGTGTTCCAGCCGCCACTGAAGGTCCCCGACGGTGCGGTGACCATGTCCGTGCGGACCGGGGCGTGTCTGGGGGCGAGCAGCGAATGGGTGGATGCGAGTTCCACGGCGCCATCGCTGGTCGTGTCCGTGGACCCGCCGACCAGCTCGCCCTGGAGGTAGTGCATTCGCGCGGCGTGGTTGATGACCGTGCTGGGGCGGGCTGTGTTCGCGCCCTCCACGTGGATGATCGACCGGCGGTCCGCGCCCGTGCCTGACACCGACACGGGGGACTGGAGAGACAGGGTGGGAGCGTCCGTGGATCCGCGGCGGAACGCGTAGATGGTCCCTGGTGCTGCGGCTGGCTGGCCCACCGTGGACGCCTCAGGGCCAGCAGAGATGCCCGCCCAGCCCGTCTGGGCGTCCACCCGGATTGAGGACCCGGTGCCGGAGGTCCACTCCCCTCGGGCCTCGGTGGGCGTCGCCACGATCGTCACTCGCGGGTCGGTCAGGGAGTTCCGCACCGACCAGATGGCCAGCTGGGATGCCGTCGGCATGGCGGTGCCCGTGACGGAGGGAAGCCCATCGGCTGACAGGGCGGAGGAGTCCAGGACGAAGGACACGCTCTCCGGGAAAGCTGCGAATCCCGCGAGCGGGGAGCTGGCGCTGAAAACATCCGACCTTGCGATGAAGTTCGCCTGCGCGCCTGCGGCCGTCAGTGCCGCCCCCATGGCACCCGACTGGACTCTGGTCGCGACGCCCGTCGTGGTGGACTCGATCGTGCCCGTCGCCCCGGAGGGCGAGGACATCAGGAAGCGGCTACCGGTGATCTCGGACGCGACGATGTCGCCGGAGAAGACGGCGTTGCCCGTGCTGTCGATCGCGAAGATGAGCTCGTTGTCGGTGTTGTAGCCCCTGAGTCCGTCCTGGTCCATCTCCACACGCGCGGCCCCGGGGATGCCTGCGATGATGGTGGTGACCAGCGCGAGGACGGCTTGCAGCTTGTCGGCTTCCACGGCCCCCGCCTTGATGTGCACGGCCTCGACGCTGTCGGCTTCGAGGTCGATCCCGGACGTCTGGAGGGGCGTCGCGGACACCTCGGCGGACGGCTCGCCCTGTACACCCCCGGCGGTGACCGGGACCAGGACCACGTAGTGGTGCACGTAGGGGAGCGGCACGACGGGGAGCATGCCGCCCTCGCCGGCGCGGCGGATGGATCCGACGTAGGTCGCGGCGCTGGGCGTGAAGCCCGCGCTCGTGCTGACGTGCACGGCCATGTGGTCGAAATCGACCGGGATTGCGGGGTCACCGGACAGCAGACCATCCCACGTGACACGGAGGCCACCGAGAGACGGGGCGACGGTCGGAGCGGTCGGCGCGCTGACAGGGTCGCCGCCCTCCGTCACCAGGCCCACGGCGCCGTCCACCCAACCCCACCGGCCGCGGAGAGCGCCGGTCTCGTCGCGGGCCTCGATCGTCTGCCCTTCCTCCAAGCTGCTGTTCGCGAGCTGGCCGGCGCGCTGTCCGCGTTTGAGGGTGGTGACCTCAGCACGGAGCTTCGCGACTTCCCGGGCGTACTCAGCGATCGCACGGCGGGTTTCAGTGTCCACGTCAGGCACCCCCGGGGTAGTCGAAGCGGTCAGAGCGGCGGCACGTCACGGTGACCTCGCCCGTTTCGGGTGCCATGTCCAGAGCGGTGATGCGCACCCACAGGCGGGTTGGCATCCACCCGGTTCGGGTTTGCACGAGGACGTCGTCGCCCACGGCGAAGGTGCCGATCTGGGCGTTGGGGTGGTCCCTCACGGTGAAGCCCAAGATGTCGACGACCTGGCTCCATCGGCGCAGTTCTTCCTCGGCAGCCGCTTTGCACTCGGCGACGGTGGTGAGGTCGGGGCGGTCGACCGACTTCGCTCGGAGGAGACGGCCGTCCCTCTTGGAGACCGTGGAGCGGAGCTGCTTGCTGCCTTCGCCGGAGCCGTAGACGGTGACGCTGTTCGCGTAGTCGTCGCCGTCGCGGCGCACGGCCACGAGTTCGGAGATGTTCGCGCCCTCGATGAAGACTTCGCGGGTGAGGCGTCGGCCGAGTCGCGGGTAGCCGAAGTGGATGTGCCTGACGACGGCTTCGCGGGAGCTGTCAGCCCACCGGAGGGACTCCAGCCAGTCGAAAGGGGTCTGTCCGGCGAGTGTGGTGACGCGCTGCCCGATCTCTACGTCGTCCCACCAGGGAATTTTGTATTCCCAGTACACCTGCTTGCCAGTTGCCGCTACGGGGCGTTTGTCCTTGCCGGGATCCCAGATGCGGTCGATGGGGACCGGGTTCGCGGCGACTTCCTTCGCGGGGCCGAGGCTGCCGTCCTCCTTGAGGACGCGGGTGTTGTGCCACTCTCCGAGACGGTACGGGGTGCTCGTGCTGTCCAGCGTGACGCCCAGGTCGCCGTCAGGCTGGCCTTGCAGCCACCCCCACAAGCCGCGGACGACGTCGAGGGGATCGACGCCATTCCCGGTGAGTCCGTCGACCTTGCCGCCGAAGTCCAGGTTGTTGCGGAGCGGCTGACCCTCCAGCCACCCGCTGACCCCGGTCATGTCGAGGGTGAGCTTGGGTCCGGTCGCGGTGATGCCCGTGAGAATCCCACCGCCCCGCAGCTGACCGCTGGCCTCGGCGACGATCATGGTCTGCCACAACTCCAGGACGAGACCGCCGTCCGGAGTCTTCAGCGCCTGATACTCCGGGTCGATCGTGGCCACCATGCGCCCGGGGCCGGACAGGGTGGTGGTGAGACGGACGTCCGAGAGCGGGAGTTCGCGATGAAGCCACTCGCCCGTGAGGACGTTGAAGGCGTAGTAGCGCCACGCTGATGACGGGGGAAGAGGTTCCTGCAAGGGGGTCATCAGGCCCCCTACAGCTCAGCCTGAGGCGCGGCCTGCTCACGGAACTCCAAGTCGACGGCGAAGTTCGCCCACCCATCAGCGACGAGGAAAACGTCCCGTCCGACGTCGCACTTCGCGTACATGCGCAGATCCACGGCCATCCCGCGCATCGCGACCGGAACGTTCGCCTGTGCAGCAAGCCCGACCGAGCACCGGTAGCCGTTCGATGCGCTGGTGCTGTTGAAGTTGTAAGCGGTGGAGGCCGTGTTGATGACGTTGCCGCCAGATCCCACCAGGCCCACTCGCACCTGTCCGCGCGCGTCGTAATCGCCGCCTGTGCCTCCGGGGGCGGGGTACATGACGTTGAGCCAGTCAGCGCGTACCTGAACCTGTGTCGCCCACTCGGGGATGGTCACGGTCCAGTCGTGCTGGGGCCATCTCTCAAAGTCCGAGGTGAAGTCGGCTTCGTCGTAGCGGCCATCAGCGAGGCCCTGTCCACGCTGCACTCGCAGCTCGCGGAGCCTCTTCGGGTTCGCCATCTGCCGGACGTCGGTGATCATTCCGGCGGTGATCGTCGCGGTGTTCGCGGGGATGTCAAGGCGGGCGAGAGCGACCCCGGTCATCCCCGGCGGGACGTCGGTGGTGGTGTTGGTGACGCCCTCGATGACGCGGAAGTAGTAGACGGGGTCGACGGTGACGTCGTGCGACCAGGGCGTTCCGCTGATGTTGGGGTCCTCGACCCGGAGGACCACGAGGTCGGAGCGTCCACCACCCGACCCGGTCGGGCTGATCGCGATCTCCTGATCACCCACGTTGAAAGCGAAGTAGCTGCCCTGGAAAGCGGCCTCCGCCCCCAGGATCGTTGCCCCGCCAGAGGTCGCCCGCACGCTCGTGCCGGGCACGGTCAGCGGCAGGATCCGCAGGTGTGCGGAGTCCACGACCCCGTTCCTCGACGCCGTCCCCGACTGGAGTTGAAGGCGGGCGATCCGCGAGCTTGAGTTCGCGCCCTCTACCGACCAGGAGTCCCACTCCAAAGCCATGCTGTCTCCTAGGGGGTCTCGTAGGCGTCACGCCAGTGGACGGTGCACGTGGATTGGCCGGACATGTCCGTGCCGCGGTACGCGAGGACGGTCTGCCCAACGGGAAGGCGGAAGTCCGCCAAGGCAGCGCCGCGGGCCACGCCGGCGAAGGACGCGCCGTCATCCCGCAGGATGGTCTGTGCCCACGGTCGGGTGTCGATGGTGATGCTGCGGTCCGCGGCGAGCGTGGTGTCGAGGCGGAGGATGCGGCCCGTGCCGACGAGTTCGATCGAGGGCTGTGCGACCGGGCCGCGGATGGTGATCACGGGCCACGACGGCTTGTTGCCTGTGTTCACCACGGCGTCCTGTCGGACTCCCTGCGCACCCCACGTGATCGGCCATGTGACAGGCCAAGTGATGCCCGTGCCCGCAGCGGTGACGAGGGTGAGGGTGATGGAGCTGCCCGCACCGTCGACACCGTCCGCGTAGAAGGCGCTGTCGAAGGTCTGGAACGTGGCCGTGAGGTCCACGATGCCGTCCTGACGTTGCCTCTGGGTGGAGGGTGTGAGCCGTCGTGGTCGCCCGTAGGCGATCATCGTGGGCGACCCCGGGAGGCGCATCCGCAGCGGGACCACAGCCCGTGGTGTCGCCCTGGTCGTGCTCGCATCCCACACGGCGGCCAGAGCAGACCACGCCGACCGGGAGTCGGACGCGGTGGTCGTGTCGGTCCACAGGTCGAGGGTGAGCGTGCGCCCGTCCTTGTAGTCGATGCCCGCTTGTTCGCCGTCGGCGCCCGGGGTGGGCTGGTCTCCCAGCCGCATCCCCGGGTCGCCGATGGTGATGTCATCGGACTGGACAGGGGTGAGGTCACCGAAGACGACCCCGCCCAGCTCGTACTGGCGCTCGGAGAGGTCAGCCATCGGCGTACCTCCCGCCCTTGCTGATGACCCGGATTTCGTGGGTCATGGTGTCGGCCATCTCGCGGATGCCGTCGTCGGCGGAGTGCAGGTGGAAGGACTGGCTGCCGACGAGAGGCGAAGAGCCCCCTCCGGTCGACGCCTGCGGTCTCGCGTCAGCGGCGATCCGCTGTGACTGCCCAGCGGAGTACACCTGACCGGGGCTGGAGAAACGGACCAGCTCCGGGCCCTCTTCGCCGACCCACGACCACTGGCCGGAGTCGACCGGGCCACCACGCGCACGCCTCGTGGGACGACGGATAGCGATCGGGTTGGAGTACGCCGGCGCGGTCCGCACGACGTCCCCGGTGCGGGGCGCGTGCACCATCTGGTTGCCGCCGAGGTACATGGTGACGTGGCCCGTGTGCGGGAACATGAGGTCGCCGCGCTGCGCCTGCGACCTGGACACGGACTGGCCGGAGTTGATCTGCGAGTAGGTGACCCGGGGCAGGTTCACCCACGGCGCCCACGCGTACTGCATCAAGCTGGAGCAGTCGAAGCCGACCGTGTTCGCGCCGCGGCCGAAGCCACGCGAAGGGCCCCCGGGGCCGCCGCCGCCCCACGAGTAGGGGACGCCGCGCTGGGACAGGGCACGCCCAGCCGCTCCTCCCCCTCCTTCGCTGGCGGCCTTGCGGAGCTGCTCCGCCATGGTCGCGCCGACCCCATTGACGAGGTCCATGTACATGCGCTGGATCTCGACTCTGACGTCTTCGCGGTGGTCGTTGATCTGCTGGGCGGCGTCGTTCCCGACCCGCTCGGTGGTGCGGGTGACCATCCCGCCCCGCGCGAAACCGGGAAGGTCGCGTGTATCGATGCGGCCTTCGTTGAGCGCTGACATGAACCCGACGCCGTACCGGCTCACGGCAGACGCGCGCTGCACAAATTCACCATCGCTGAGCATCGCGGGGATGTCGTCGGAGGTCGCAGTGCCCGGCCCGTGAACCGCGCCGCCTGCACTGTAGAACGCCGGGGCGCCGCCGCGAGGCGACACGTCCGAGGCGTTCGGTACCGACCATGTTCCCGTGGCGCGGGCGATGATCGACGTCTCCACGTCAGCGGGGATGCCGAGGTACTCGTCGGCGAGGTCTTCGGCCTCGTCGGCAGTGAGCCCCATCTGGCGGGCGACCGCGATGAACTCTTCCCTGCCGCGGCGGTGCTCCGAGATGGTGGCGCCCATCGCGCCCGTGTCTGTCCAGGTCGCGTCGGTCTTCGTGTTCAGGGTGTCGCGGATCGCAGACAAGGCGTCACGGTTCGCGCGGCCCTGTTCGGTGTTGACGTCCAAGGTCTGCCCGTTGACCGCCACGGACTCGGTGGCCCGGTCAATGGCCGCCTGGAAGCCTGCCTCGGCCTCGATCGCGGACACCGCGCCCGCCGTCAGCTCGTCCAGGGCAGTGCGGAGGTCGCGAGCGTTCACGGCGCCCTGCGCAAGAGCCCCGTTCACGCCCTCCTGTGCGAGCTGGTGCTCGCCCATGGCCTCGGTCTGGCGTCGGTACGCCTCCCCAGCGCCGTCGACAGAGTTCGCTTCCTCGGTGATGGCGTCCCGAAGCTCGAACAGCTCAGCAAGGTGCCCGTCTCGGGTGGCCGCGCTGATCTCGCCTTGCTCGGCCATGCGCCGGTAGGCGTCGATCTGCTCGTCGATGCTGCCGAGGACCTCGTCGTAGGCGTCGCCTTCGCGGAGGATGGCGTCGGTGACGGCGTTGACGCTCAGCCCGTAGCGCTCTGCCATGGCGAGGGCCTCGCGGTCCTCCAGGGCCTTGACGGCTGCGGCCCGCGAGTTTTCGAGGAGCGCGCCGGAGTCCGCGCGGATCGCGTCGACGTAGGCGTCGACGGCTTGCTTGGCTTCCTGCTTCTTCGCGATGAACACGCCGAGGGCGGTGACGGCAACACCGATGGCGATGCCCCAGGGCCCTCCGAGCGCTCCGGAGATGCCACTGAGGGCACCCCGGAGGCGTCCGCCGCTGGCTGCGGCGGAAGTGGCGGTGGTGTCCATGCCACGCAGCCCGGACGTGAACTCCTGCACGCGCCCGGGGAGCTCACGCAAGGGCACGATGAGCCCCTGGTTGATGCGGGAGAGCAGCTGCAATGCCATGCGTGCGGTGACGGCGGCAACGGCGAGCTGAAGCAAGCCGGGGCTGGTTTCCGCAAGCCAGCTGATGCCCTGTGCGAGCAGCCCGATGCCCTGCGCGTAGACGAGGCCCAGCGGGGAGATGGCGACGCCGAGGTCGATGACGGCCCCACCGACGTCCCCGAGGACGCCCATGAGCATGGGCCCGTTCTCGATGGTCCACTCGATGAAAGAGGTGAAGTTGCTGGAGTCGTTTGCCCACGTGGCGAAGGACGCGGCGGACCGCTCCAGTCCTGCGGACATTTCGTTCCAGAGCGGCTCGAAGCTGACCATGAGCCCCGTGATGCCCATGGTGAGGCTGCCGATGGTCCGGCCGAGGGACGTGATGGTGGGCTCAGCCTGACGTGCGGCGAAGCTGGTGAAGCGGGTCCAATGCGGACCCGCGAGCCCCGCCTCAGCGGATTCGAGGAGGTTGTCGAAACCCCTGCTCGCACCGATCACGATCGGGGTGAGCTGGCCAAGATTGTCGGAGAGCAGCCCGACGCCGCGCGACACCACGGGCAGCGTCGCGACCTGAAGGCTCTCCTGCCACTCGCGGAATTCGGTCCCCAGCTCGCCAAGGTCATCAGCGAGCGTCCGGGCATGCGGGGACAGGTCGATCAGCGCAGCCTCGTAAGCGGCAGTGGCTTCCTCGCTGCCCTTCGCGGCTTCCCGCTGAAGAGCCATGACATCCGCGACCTGCATGATCGCGGGCACAGCAGCAGTCGCGAAAGCGCCCGCGCCCATGATCCCCGCACCCAGCCCGGGGAGGAGGCCAGCGGCTCCACCCACGGCCGCGCCGGCGAGCGGAGCAACCGGGGGGATGAGGACGGACGCCGCGGTTGCGGCAGCGGGGCTGATATCGGAGAAGTTCTGGAGCTGCTTGCGGGTGCGGGCGGCGGACTTCTGGTCGACCTCGACGCGGACGCGCGCCGTCTTCCCATTGAGGGCGGACACCTGCGCGGACACGCCACGGAGCGCCGTCGTGGCCTGAGTCGTGTTGACCCGGACGGTGCTGGTGCGGTCGCCTCCCACGCCAGCCAGGGGCGTGGACGCCCCGGTGGTCTCCCCGGACGTGGCGGTGCCCATCCGAACGAGACGTCCGTCGAGCTCATCGGCCAACGTGCGTAGGGCCCGCAGTCGCGTCATGGCCGCGCCCGTGTCGACACGCACCCGTACCGAAACGTCGGTGCGCTGGGTGGCGGCGATCTGGCGGAGCTGGGTACGCAGCTGCGGGCCGAAACGCTTGGTGTCCGGGAGGACGTCGACGTGCACTGACCCGGCAGACGGCATGCTCCCACCTCCTATTCGGCTGGTGGGGCGAACTGCTCCAGATATGCGCGCTGCTGCTGGCTCAACTTCGGCGGGCCGGGCGGCTTCCGCGGCTTCTCACCCGGGCGCGGGTACAGCTGCATCGTCTTCAGCTTCGGCTTCATGCCGTGCGCGGTGTGGATGGTGCGCTGCACCACCTGGAGGAGGTCAGCGCACGTCGCCACCGCGTACTCCAGCTCACCGAAGATCGGCTGCCACGGATCGAGTCCCGCCAGTGCGGTGCGCAGCCGCGGCATCCGGGCGACGTCCTTGACGACGAGCAGGTACATGCGGCGGAACGAGATCTCGCCTCGGTAGAAGTCCAAGAGGTCGATGTTCCTGTCGAGGAGGTCGAGCTCCACCTCTTCGGCGTGCTCCTCTAGGACTCGGAGGAGCTGCCTTCTTCCCCCTGGCTCACCCGGCTCTCACGGATGATGTGCTGCACGATCCGCACCCACTGCTCGGACTGCTCGTCGAGGAGCTTCTCGAACTGGGCCTTGTCCTCCAGGGCGCCGATGGCCCAGGTGCGGAAGTCGGAGCGCTGGAACGCCTCCTCGGTACGGAATGACCACTCCACCATCGGCTTCACCTTGTAGAAGGTGTTACCGACCTTGAACGCGAACCGCTTCTCCAGAGCCTCGTTCTTCTGCCCGGTGGAGTAGTCGAGGCCGGCGACGTCGACGACGTCGTAGCCGTCGAGGTTGGAGGGGTTCTTCGCGGTCATGTGTCTCCTCGCAGGTCTCGCAGGTCAGGTGTGAAGGTGGCCGGGTGGACCTGCGAGAACACCCGGCCACCAGCTCTTACGGGGTGGTGACGGTGACGGTCAGAGTGCCGACCGCCCCACCGATGGACGCGCTGATCTGCGCGGTACCGGCGGACACCCCGGTGACGACACCAGCAGCGACAGTCGCGATGGTCGGCGCGGACGTCTCCCACGTCGCGGTGGGCGTGACCACGGTCCCCTCGTCGTCGGCCTTGTAGCCGGTGGCGGTGGCCACGAGAGGCGTGGTCGCTCCCACGGTGACGGTCGCGGTCCCGGTGACCTCCAGGGTCTGCATGGGCACGAACATGCCGTCGGCCTTGATGTACCTGTCGAAGATGTGACCGGAGGACAGCTCGTAGGCGGTCCAGGTGAGCGGGTAGCCGCGCACCTCCTCAGCGGACTTGACGACCTCGCCGGGCTGGGTGACCTCCGCGCGCGGGATGACGGTGCGGATGTGGTTGGGGCCGTCGAACTCGTCGACGCCCAACATGTACAGCTGCTGGCCGGACGGCCGGTCGATGGACTGGTGGACCACGCCGTCATCGAGCTGCGCGAATCCCGAAAGCGGCTGGCTGGAGTGCAATGCCAGAGTGAACGGGTTTGTCTCCCAGCACGTGAAGGCCACCGTGTGACTGATCGTGGTGATGTCCGTGCGGACCGGCGACCGGTACCCCCAAGGGCGGCGCTCGGTGCGCTCCTGTTCGCTCGACTCGGTGACGCCGCTGTCAGCGATCAGTCCGAGGCGGCGCCAGCCGGTAGGCCACGCTGCGAGGCCTTCGGGGGCGACGGTTCCGAGGGGGGCGATGACGGCCATGCCGCCGTCGATCGCTACCCGTAGGGCATCGGGGTTGTCGGCCATGGGTCATCTCCTTCGGTGCGCCCGCTCAGGGCACGGCAAAGACCCCACACAGGTGTGCGGGGTCGGGCGGGTCGCAGGTCAGGGTGTGCGTAGGGGACGCAGCAGGAGCTCAGCTGAGAAAGCCGAGTCGCGCTGGTCCTGGTTGGTGTCGTCGCCGGCGTCGGGTGCGGCGCAGTTGCGGACGGTGGAGATGGTTGCGGTGCCGCCGAGGATGTCGACGGTTGCTCCGGCCATGGCGCGGACGTGTCCGTTGACCAGGTTGGCGACGTGGTTCGCGGTGGGTTGGTTGTCAGCGATCACCGTGAAGAGCAGCCGCGATGCCGACAAGGCCCACCGGTTCGGCATGGGCGGCGGCCTGAGCGCGGTGACCACGAGCAGCGGCGTCACGAAGTCACCCGGACCCGGTGGTTCCGTGCTGACGCTCTGGACGATGTCGCCGAGGGCGGCCCGCAGGTACGTCGTGGCGACGAGCTGGGCGTCCGGGAAGATCACCAGCGGGGCCATCGCGTCCCCTTAGCTTCCAGGCGGGGCGAGAGCGTCGAGCTTCGCCCTGATAGCCGATTGCTTCGCGGGGGAATGGCGCTCTTCGAGGCTGTCGTCAGTGATGACGCGCCGTGCGGGGATGGTGAGCATCAGCCCCGGGTGCGCACCCACGCCGATGACCTGCTGGACGCCCGCAGGGTCCACCTCGCAGGGCAGCGGGACGCCGTCCACGGTGATGGTGAGCTTGTCGCCATGCCGCTCCACACGGATGACCTCAGCGACCCTGGGGTCACTCACCGCGCTTCGCTTCGGCGGCCTTCGGCTTCGACGCGGACCTCGGAGTCTTCACCTCAGGCGGGTCGCAGGCCACGGCCACGCCGTCACGGACGTGCGCCGACGCCTTCTCCTCCGACAGGTGCACGGGCTCGCCGACGGGGTGACCGCCGACCGGGTAGCTGAACTGAACGAACGGCATGAGCTGCCTCCTAGACGTGTGTGTCGCCGCGCGCACCGAGTTCGAGCGCTTCGGCGAGATTGTGGGTGGCCCGGGTGCCAGGGTGATGGACTTCCGCGACCGGGTGAGCTGCACCAGGCCAGAACAGAGCACGCTTCACTCGCGGGCGGATGACGTGCGGGCGTGTGCCGCGCTCCACGAACCACGAGTGCCGGGCCGTGGCCTCGACCCGCCATCCAGCGCGCGCCCCTGGGATGCGGCCGACACCGATGGACCTGACGTACTCACCCGTGTCGATCGGCCCCCGGCCCTGAGCCATCGCCTGCACCCTGTACGCGCGGCGGCGGATGTCGCGGTCGACGTCGGGCAGAGAGCCGAAGGTCTTGACCGCGGCGGCGTTGATCTTCACGCGGGCGGCCATGTCACCCCTTCACCCAGTCGGCCTTGAGGATCATGTGACCGATGCCGCCGACGTCCGGCAACGTGAAAGGGTCGCCGTTCACCTGCCACAAGACCCCATCGATCTCCAGCCCGTCAGTAGCGACCACGTCGACTCCGGGATTGAGGTGGACCTGGACACTCTTGCTGGTCTGCTCCCGTCCGCCACGGCGGAGTTCCTTGGTGGCCAGTGATGCCCCGAGCGTGGCCGAGTCCGGCTGCACGCAGGCGTCGAAGGGGCCCGTGCGGACCGCGTTGCCCCAGTCCTTGGTGCTTCTCGACCGGTTGCCGTGCGCGTCCGTGACCAGAGGCGGCCTGAGCACGTACACCTGGTCGGTGATGATCGGGAGCACGTCACGCCACCCGGGGATGCGCGGGGATCAGGCCTTCGATGCGGAGGATGGACACGGCCTGCGGCGAGTAGACGTCCTCCACGACCGCGCCCGTGGTCGGGTTGGTCGCGAAGTTCTTCGACACCTTGTCGACCTTGACCGCGGCCAGCTTCCCGCCGGGTTCTGCTGGCACGTTGCTGCCCTTGGGCTTGAAAGCGGCCTGAGCACAGACCGCGTCCCGCAGGGTGTCGATCACGTGCTGGTCCGTGGGCTTGCCGTCGGTGTCCGTGGCGTACACGGCACCGATCAGCAGCCCGTCAATAGCGAGAGAGGCGTCCCGCAGCGCGAGCGACGCGCCCGCCGGCGGCTCATCGAGAGCCAACCACGTAGCGAGCTCCTCGGGGGTGGCGTACACCGGAGCCACGGGACACCTCCTCTACTCGTCGGCCAGGGCGATCAGTTCGGCCTTGGTGAGGTCCCCGGCTTCCGCCTCGGAGAGGTCCGTGGTGGAAGCGATGTAGGCGGCCCACGTGGCCTTGTCGTCGCTCTGCTTGGGCTTCTCCGGCACCTGGCCAGCCTTGGTCTTTGAGCCGATGGGCTCGGACGATGCGTCTGGCTGGGATGTCAGCTCCCAGTTCAGGAGGTGATCCAGACGCGGCGAGCGCGCCTCGTAGGACACCTCGTCGTTCGTGTTCCGGTTGCGGTAGACGAACATCAGGCACCCCCAATGACGCCGCGCGACCGCAGCACGGCCAGCAACGCGTTGAGCTGGGTGACGGCGGAGGGCTCATCGGTGGCGTCAGCAACCGCCGACGCCGAGCCCGTGAGCAAGCCAGCGTGCGTGTGGTTGCCTGCCGCAGCCTGCGTTGCCCCCGTTCCCAGCGTGCGGATGCTCGCCGTGCCAGCAGCAGCGTCAGCGGTCAGCCCTGCGTGCGTGTGGTTCCCCAGCGCCACGGTGGTAGCGGACGTGCCGGTGGGGATGCGGGCGATCGCCAGCGCCCCCGAGGCCACGTCAGTGGCGGCATGAGTGTGGTCAGCAGGCGGGAACTCTGTCGGCTTCCCGGTGACGTCATCCCACGAGGTCGAACCACCGACCGGGAGCTCGACCTCGCCCATCTGCCCGTTGATCGAATGGACCTTGTAGCCCATCGGTGCCTCCTAGGCGACGTCGGCGCCCTTGATGAGCGCAGCGCGGGCAGCGTCCAGGGTCTTGGTGCCGTACAGGCAGTCCACGGACACGATGTCCTGCTTCTTGTCGATGTCGTAGTCGAAGACCACGCGCAGACCGAAGCCCTTGTAGCTGGCCACGGCCGCGTTCTGGGCGCCGCGGGGCAGCTCCAGGGGGCGGGTGACCAGAGCGAAAGCGGTCCGGTGGAAACCCACGCCGACCTCGGTCGTGGAGTTGCCGGAGGTCTGAGCGGGGCGGCGGATGTTCTGGGTCTTGTAGGTGTCGAACCCGAACTTGCGGCCGATCCCCGCCTCGATCAGGCCCTCGGTGGAGCCACGCTTGTCGGCCTCGTGGAAGAGGGGGTCGGCGACCCAGTTCGCGGCCATCAGCGGACCGACGACCGCGCGTCGCTCCCGCTCGGGCACGTTCGCTTCGTCCAGGACGCGGCCGGCGTCGATCAGGGATCGGGGGTCGGACCAGGCGTGCATGACATCCCCGGCGACCACACCGACTTCCTGGGTGATGTCATCTCGCAGGGCCAGGACGTCACGGTCGATCTTCTGGGAGATCGCTTCCATGGCCGGGTCGAGGAGCTGGGAAGCGAAGTCGAGGATGTCCAGGGACAGGTCTCGGGAGGTGACGGCGAAGCTGACGTCCGCGAAGTGGTTGAGCTCCACCAGGACGCCATCCTCCGCGGCGTCCTGCACGGTGATCCCAGAAGCCTGGTTGAACTCCATGGCCTCGAAGGTCGCGGGCTTGCGGATCGTGACCTTGCCGCCGATCTTCGGCACGAACTCGGCCTCGTAGTCGCGGTGGACGAGCTGCGCCATCACGGTGGTCTCGTACAGGGTCGCGAGTGCCTGCTGCGCGATGATGTCAGGGGTCAGGAAGGTGTTGGCCATGGCCGGTTTCTCCTAGTCAGAAGTCGACCCCGCTGCGCTCACGTCGCGCCTTGCGGAAGTCGTCGATGCTGGTGCGGGTCGGTGGCTTGTCTCCGGACCCGCCGGAGAAATCGCCTGAGGAAGCCGCGGGCGCCGGGCGCGCAGCCAGATACTTCGGGTTGTCCTCCACGGTGGTCTTCACGAGGGCGTCCAGCGCCGCAGTGAAGCCATCATCGGAGGGGTCGAGGTCGCCGAGCTTGCCGGCGAAAGATCGTGAGTCGAGAAGCGCGCCCACGTCAGCGCCGTGGGTGCGAGCAGCCTTCGCGGCGGCGGTCTCGACGCGCAGCGCACGGAGCTCGGCGTCGCGGTCCGCGGCGGCCTTCTGCGCGGCGGTCAGCTGCGCGGTGAGCTCCTCGGCGGTCGGCGGCTTGGCCTCGGAGTCGTCCTTGACGAGCCCGATGGCCTTACCGATCTGCTGCGCGAGCTCCTCGCGAGCCTGCTCAGCGGCGGTGGTCTTCGCCTGGGTTCGGTCGCTGGCGTTCTCGCGGCGCAGGTCGCGGACCATCTTCGCGAGGTCGGCGGGGGAGAGGGCCGCGAGATCGTCACCATCGGCGGACTTCTCGGCGGACTTGGGCTCCGGAGCAGCGGGCTTCTCAGCCGGTGC